TATATCTGTATATACTGAAAATAACTCATGTACAGGAGCAGATATAGTACCTAGCTCAACGTCACCAATTTTCTCTGTACCAGCAACAGTACGTAATCCATCACGACTTAGAAAGATTATATCACCAGCAAATTCTTTTATTGTTGAGCCATTTATGCAACCAACATTACGAGATACAGGTTGTAACTGAAAGTCAGCTAGAGTATTACCGACAAGTCTAAATATACGTTCTTCACAGAAGATGATTAATGTATCACGAAAAGGAAAAATACCAGTTATAGTATCATCTACTCTTATAGAGCCTGCACCATTCGCTGAAGAAAAATCATTATCTGTATAAGGTGCAGTAAATACTACTTCTTGCGGTGTAGCTGACATACCTGCAAAGAACATAGTGTTTTTAAACGATGTTACATACTTAGGGTTAGTAGGTGCGCCTGTACCACTAATATCTGTTACTGTAGTACCATCATACTTTGTTGCGCTGTTAGCACCATCTGCCCATATAATATGAGGAGTATTATTAAAGTTATACCTAAAAAAAGTATATTTACTTGCGTTAGTTCTACCAGTATCTATCTGTGACCAAACACTACTACCACTCGCAGCTTCAAATACTTTTTCACCTCTTGCAGCTATAACTTTATTATTACCTGCAAAGTATGCCGACATAAGTACTGGCTCAGTATCAGATGCAGTTTGGGGAACTACATTGGTATTCCACTTGTTATAACCATTAATACGCCTGTAACCACCAGTAATGTCAGCTTCAAAGTTTTGTAACTCTAATGCCATTCCTGGTTTCATTGTAAACGTAGAACGGTCAAGAACTAAGCCACCTTGTAATGGGAACACAAACGGATTGAGTCCTGATTCATCTGCCATTATTTAACCTAGCTTAATACTGTTGAATAAATATAATCTGTTCTATTGCCGAGTAAGATTCTCATGTTTTTTATACCAGCTTCAAATCTTTGAAAGTTTAACTGATGTTGTTGTGTTTCACCACGATACTGATAACCATATGCAGTAGCACCGTCTACAATAACAGACCTATACTGTTCTGGTATTAAAGGCACATCATTTGCATTATCTAAAGGAGTTCCATACTTGTAGTATTCGTACCTTAAAGAGTATGCTTTGTCTGGGTAAGGGTATAGACCATAGTTATTATCTGGTGTTCTAAATACATAACGAGGTGCTGAACCTATACCGATAGTATCTTCTTGATCAACATACCTACCTAAGTAGTCTTTGTAATCTATTAATTCTAGTTTACCACCAGTTACACCTAAGCTATCGTCTTTAACTAAACGAAATGTATCATAGTCTACGTGCTTAGAGGTTGCAGGAGGTGTATACCTTGTAGTACCAGCTACTAATATATCTGTTTTAATTGCATGTTTATAAGGCCAACTAAACTCACTAGTGTTTATATAGTCAATAGCATCATTAACTGCATTCTTACATTGAATTTGAAAACCTCTAGCTGTAGCAAAACCACCTTCAGATAAAACTACTTCATTGAAGCGAGAGATAACCTCATTTGTTATATCTAAGTATGTATATGGCATATTCTAGTTGCTTTCAAATTAAATGTGTATAAAGGGGCTAACACTGAGTCAGCCCCCTTAAAGTATTTTATTATGCTAAGTTGTATTTAGCTGTAATCAATGCCTCTGGGCGTAAAATCTTACGTCCGTAAAGGTGCATACCACGACAGATGTCAGCGAATGAATCTGGGTCACGATATGTTTCTGTTTTATTGATTTGCTCTGCAGTTGCTACTGCTGAGTCATGTCCAGCTACGATAGCACCATAGTTAATATTTTGGTTATCTGTACCTGTTGTACCTGCACCAGTACCTACTGATGGTAAGTTACTTGAAGTGTATACACGGAAACCGTGGAAGTTGTTCAAGACTAAACCGTTGCGTAGTCCACCTGATTCACCAAAGTCTGCGTTAAATAGGCGAGAATCTTCATCACGAAGAACTTCCATAAACACAGGATCAATTACAAGCCATCTACCTGCAGTATCCACTTGGTTTTGGTCTAACAAACGACCCATACGTGCTATCAACATTGCTGGTGATACGTATGCTGTCGGTAGAGCAGTTGCTCCTGGTAAACGTGCTGCAACTGGAATCGAGTGATCACCTGCTGAAGCTGTAGTAATGTTTCCGAAATCACCTTTTTTAAGCTTGTTAGCTGTAAGTAATTCGTCTGAACCAGCAGCTGTATCAGCTTTAGTACCATTTACTATATTGTTTACTGTACTTGCATTAGTATGTAACGCAGATTGTTTGTAACCAGTTAAGTAACCCAACACTTCTTGGTCATGCTGATCAGCCAAGCGGAAAGCCGCACGGTTTGTAGCTAAGTCCATGAAGTTTACATGTGAGTGTGCTTCTTCGATATCATCAATCTTGAAAGCAAAGTAATTAGCTTTGTCTACAACAAGTGAGAAATCTGCGTCTGCTAAATCTTGAGCAGCAATAGTTGTACCACGAGCATAAGCTGATACGCTTACCTCAGGTTCTTTTATAATTTTCACTGTATCGCCTTGTGAAGCAATTTCTCCGAAATAGTCAGAGTTAGTGATATCGCCACATACTGTGGACTTGCGGAATGCAAGTTGTACTTTTTTAGAATAAATTACGGAACTAAAGTTACCATTCGGTAAGTTTGTATATCCGCTTGCGGATGCAAAAGCCATGATTAATATCCTTTTTGATGGTTGGCTTAATAAATAAGATACGTAGTTGTATCTCGGTTAAGAGAACCTAATCAATCTGGATAAGGGGCTGAGTTTTCAAGGGTGCTCTTAGGTCTACTTGCCAGCTTTACTAAGGGGGCCTTTATTGTCAGGTAATTCTTAAAGATTTATTAGTGTTCTAAAGACTCATTAAGAGTCCTCGAAGATGCCCTATTAGGACACCAACAGTTATACCATACTTATACTTGTCTGTCAAGCACTTATTTAAGCATGTTGGTATTATCTAGCTTTGCCTGATACGTCATATATAAACTTACCACTTGACATAGCCTTTTGTATTTTATCGTAGTTTTCTTCAAAGTCCTTATCAGACATCTTAGCTACTTCCGATTCTTTTATCATTGAAGCTGAACCTTCACTGTCAACAGAAGGTGTAGACCTTTTAGAAACAGTTTTAGCTGCATCTCTACTTGCCTTTTTCTTAGCTGAAAGAGTCATATTATTGTCTACTTTATATAAGTCAATAACTCTTACAACACTTGCTGCATCATCCGAGTTTTCATATAAAGCGTCACGTACCCACTTAGGCTGACTCTCCACCCAATCATGGAACTTATCTGAATCACGTAACTCATCAAAGTCTGCATGTGATTTACGTATAGTTATTTCAGCTTTAGTTCTTTCAGCTTCGTAAGCTGCTTCATCAAATTCACGTAGTCTTTCTTCTGCTACTGCAAACTTTTCATCTGCTTTCTTAGAAGCAATAGTTTCAACTATAGCTGCTACATCGGGATACTTTTCTGCCCATGCTTCAATATCCTCATCGGAAGTAGGGGCTCTAAGAGAAGCAGTATTATTATGGTCTTCTAGTGACTCTTTCCATTCTTTTTCTTTTTCAGCCATATGTCGACGGAGATCACCATAACGCTTTTTAAATGACTTTTCTTCTCTACTTAGACCCTCATCAGATTCCTCTTCTTCTTCTGATTCAGTTTGTTTTTCTTCTACTTCAGACTCTTCTGTAGTTTCTTCAACATCATTAGTGTTTTCTTCTTCATCTGTTGTTTCTTCTACCTCATCGCCTTTATGCTTAGACATTAAAACTTTCAGTTCTTCTTCATCTTTATCCAAACGAGACTGTTTAAGTGCGTAGTTAGTACCTCTTGACATCATTGTCTTAGCAATATCTACTTTTTTTACCATTTCTTGAGCCATGTTATACATCCTTTTGTTTATGTTGGGGTCAGCCGTAGCTGAGTGGCCTTAGTTATTTAGGAGTTGGCGAAGGTTGTTTACCTCCACCTTTAGTGTTATTATTTTTTATTAGGAGCTGCTAAACCTTTTCTCTTTAGTTTAGTCTTTTTGTTTACGAGCCCACCAGTAGCTCTACCTCCAGTAGCTAAACCACCGTACTTTTTGGATGCAGATGCTTTACGCTCAGCTACAGACTTAGGTTTAGAAGATGAAGGCATGCCTTGACCTGCAGGTCCAGATGTACTTTTAGAAGTAGTCTGCCCTGGTTTAGATTGGTTAGCGGCTACTTTACCGCCTTTCCAAGATGTTCCTCTAGCGTCACCCTTGTCTATTTTAGTCTGAATAGCAGCTTGAGTACTAGGGCTGTAGTCTTTCATTTTACGAGCTAAACCTAAACCTGCATCTCGGTATTTCTTACCAGATGACTTAAGAAAACGAGTGTCTGTGTCAGGTGACTCATCAGCTTTTTTAACTTTAGAAGAAGCACTTGGCATATAGTTGCCTTTCATCATTTCAGTCTGACCATAAGCACCCATTGCCATTTTAGTTAGAGTTGTAGTTGAGTCAAAGAACCCACCTAACTTTAACTGGTTAGACTTAGCGTAGCCACTTGCAGCTTCACGTAACTTAGCAGCTTGATCTGCGTAACCATGCGAGTCTAGTACAGCTGCGTTAGCTAATACTTCAGCATGTTTTTGTGTCTTGAATATTTTACCAAAGATACCCTTGTCAAAAAAACCAGATACTGCACCTGCAGCTTTTTCTAAGAAGTTTTTCTCCTCATCAGTTTCACCCATGTTAAGGGTATCTAAGGATTGTTCCATAAGCACAGCAGGGTCTGTGTAATCATACTTTTTCATCCATGCTTCAGGATCATTTTCAATAGCTGTACTATCCCTGCCTCCACCAGTAGCTTGTTCTGGCACACAAGAGTTAGTAGAAGGGTCTAGTACGTATCCTTCTGGACACTGAACAGGAGTAGGTGTTGCAGTTACAGGAGCTACAGGAGTAGGTGTTGCTGGAGAACCTACGACTGTAGGAGCTGTACCTGTACTTCCTGATTCAACCGAAAACCCTGGGGTATACGTATAAGGGTTGTAGCTACTTGTTGTACCTGTTGCGTTTAAATCAGTAGTACCGCCTACATTAAACTTACGAGGACCTGCTTGTCCTTTTACCTTAGGACCTGCATCATCATCTTTCATGTAGATACCTTTTGCTTTTAATAAATTAGATACTGAAGGGTCAGACTTAGCAGCTGCCTTTACTCTATCTATAATACCGTTTACTTCTGAGTCTTTCATTACCATTCCACCTGTTGCGTAACCATCTAGTTTCATTAAGTCTTCATCTGACACTCCCTCAGAGATTTCTTCTACAGGCTCACCACCCATACGTCCATCTTCTTCCATGTCTTCTAATCCTGCTTTAGCTTTAGCTCTTAGTTTTTCAAAGTAAGCTACACCAAAGTATTTTACTACGTCAGCAGGTACAACGTACTCACCTGACGATAACTGAGCAGATACATCGTCTCTGACATCCTCAGCATTAGAACCAGGAGGTATATCATTACCTGAGATTGGGTCTTTATCAAGTCCGTCTGTAGCTAAGCCACCTTCTTCATATATCTTACTATCCATTGTTAAAAAGTCTCCGTTTTTTCACCATTGATTTTATCACGTAGCATTTTTAGACTCCGTAACGCTTTTATCTCACCCTGTAACCTGTGGAGTTCTAAGGGCTCATCTCTTTGCTCTATTTGTTTGTATGCAAAGTTAATACGTATATCTAACTCTTTTTGAAAAGCATCATATAACACTTTGTCGTTTACTAATTGTTTTAAAATCATTAGAGTTCCTATTTTTAAACTGGGGTTTGACCTGTATTAGCAGAAAATCCTTGCTCACCTGGAACTGGAACACCACCTACACTTATTGCACCTGCATCAGGAGCCCCACCGCTAGCACCCATAGCTGCTTGCATTGCTGCTGCTTCTGCATTAGGGTCTACTTCGGGTGGATTAGCTTCTTGAAACTTTCTTAGTATTTCTGCCTGTACTGCTGCTTCAGATAAACTATTAGCAACTTTATCAGCATCTAAATCCATTGACTCAGCAATCTCACGTATAACATAATCCATTTTAGCAAAAGGTGCTAAAGCAGGGTTTTGTACAACTTGTAAGAACTGCATTAGTCTTTGACTACGAACTTCGTTAGCCATTAGTGATGATGTACCTTGCGCTTTAACCTCTAGATCACCTTTTATCTCTGGGTCATAATCAAACTGCATATTAAATGAAAAGAAAGACTTACCGAGAGGACCTAATAAATAGTCATCTACGTTCTTAATTACTGTACGTACAGAACCGTTAGCTGCTGACATAAGCATAGATATACCAGACGCTGTACGTCCAACACCTGAGACACCTGTCTGACCATGAGCAAAGCTAGGTAAGCCAGTAGATTCATCAGACAACTGACGAGCCTTATCAAACATCTGCATGTTCTCGTTAGATACGTTAGGGAACTTAGTGCCAAAAATAGCTTGACCAGGAGCCCCACCACTTCTGCGAAAGACTTTTCCTGGGTAAATATCTAAGCTTTGACCTGGAGTTAAGTTGTTTTCATCTACTTCTATTAATAAGTTACCTGATAAAGCAGCATTATCTACTGCCATACGCATAAAACCATTCATAAGAGTTTGAGTATCGTCCATATTTTCTGCTAAACCAACACCAAAAAATGAGTAAGGATTTACCTCGTAAGGTACAGCGTAATAAGGAATAATCTGTGGACTAAATGGGTTCATAACCAAACGTATTACCTGTCCGTTACAAATCCAAATATTACAATTAAGTTGTTCAGCATTTTTAAGTTCTGAAGGAATATCTACATCGTGATCTTTAAGAACATCAGCGTCAACATAACCCCAAAACTCTAAGACCTCATAACGCTCTGTAGCTGTTTCTTGGCTATCGTCTTCCATAGCCTGTTCCCACCACTCTTTAGAGTAAGACTGTCCAAACTCTAAAGCTAAATCAACAGCATTCTTACGAAAAAATGGACGTTTCTTAAGAGAACGTACTTGTGTTTTAGACATTTTATGTCGTTCTACTACATACTCTGCTTCGTCCATAGAATTAGCGTCAGGGTCTGGATAAAAGTTCCAAACAGACACAGCATCACACTGAGGCATTGTTTTAATACGAGGTTTATAGTTACCTTCGTCGTCCCAGTTAGGGTACTCTTTATCTACTGCAAAAGGGCCTTTCATAACACCAGTACCAAACAAAGCACACTCAAAAGCAGCTGTTCTAAGCTTCTTAGATGCGCCTGATTCTTCTAATTGGTCATGTATTTTCTTTTCCATCTTCTTAGCTGCGACCATTGCAGGATGTACGGTTACTTCAGTAGCAGTTTTACCTTCACCTTCCTCCATAATATCGGCCACTGGAGCCAGTGAATCGGTTAATCCACCTAATCGTTCCATAAGGTCTGGGATAGTCTCTCCTGGGCGTAATTTGGCATCTTCTGGGCTAATATAAGAGCTATCTTGACCTTTTGCTTTTTGCATGTCAGGGTTAGACTCAAAATGCATTGCTTCTGCAATACCCTCAGGTAGTCTAGTAGGGTCTATTGAGATTGGAAACTTGTTATTACCAAATAAAACTTCTACTAACTGACCATAAGCCGCTAATACTTTAGTTTTAGTAACTTTAACAAAGATTCTAGACTTTTCAGTACTTGTAAAAGCTACATCAGGGCCATAAATACCTCTATAATTACGGTATGATTTAACCCAACGCTCTTCGTCTGTGTATCTAGCTGTTTCAGCTCTCTTAAAACGATCAGTAACATAGGAAACTACTTTACCAACAGGCTCATCTGATGTTTCACCTTCTGGTATGTCGTCTATGTAAGAAGACTCAGAGTCTTCCATAACCGTCTCTAGTTCTTGTTCGTCCATTTCGTACTTATCCATGTTTATTCCTTAGTAGCCAAAGGTGGGGTCAGACATTTGAAAGCCTGATCGTTGTGTAGATGGGTCATAATCCCAAAGAGAGGACCTAGGTCTAGTCATTAATCCGTATCTTAAAGCATCATATCCGTGGTCAATAGGACTTTTAGTATCTACATCTTCAAGATTATTCTTATCAAGAGGAAGGGAGGGTAATTCTGATATTAAGTTACGACAAGTGTTAAAGAATACTATCCTAGGCTCTTCTGTAAACTCGTCTATTTGTAGTCGTCTATGTATTTCGTTTTTACCTGCAATACGTGATCCTTTAGATCGATCCGATGGTCTCCATCTACATCCTTTTTGAATCATTTGCTCAGCTAATGATGGCCCAGTATCCCCTCTGTTATGCCACAAAGAACTGTCTAAAACACCATATCTTATCTTTTCACCTTTTTCTATCTCTATTATCATATCTGCTAAATCAGAAGCAGTAGTTTTATTTACGTATAGTTCTCTATATATAACTATCTGTTCACTAGGGGCTACTGCAAACCATAATACTGCTGTCATAGAACCGTATCCATAGTCACATGCTCTAAATTTAGCCCAACTACTTGGTATCTCATAAGGTTCTACTACATGCTTTTTAGGGTTAAACTCTGAAAAAGCTGCACCTTCAGATATACTCCAGTCACCGTCTAACAACTGCCTACGTTGATGTTCTGGCATTGATAGCAAGTTAGCCTCATACATACCGTCTTCGGCTAAGTATGGGTTATTAAATAAATTAGCAGGTATAAACCTACGTTTAAACAGAGGCTCACCTTCTCTTGTGTGACCTTTAGGCCAAGATATTACCTCACCATTTTCATCTGTAGCATGGAATGATGTATTAGCAGGTGCTGGGTCTATAAAAGTCTTTTTAACCCAAAAGTGACCTGGGCCTCCTGGGTTTGTGGTTGCTCTCATATAGAGAGGTAGTTTAGAGGAGCTAGTAGCACGTAAACGTGATCTCATATAATTCCAAGCAAAAGGAGAAGGCCATTGTGTAAGCTCGTCGAGCCCTATCCAGTTAAAGGCTTGCCCCTGATATCTCATAACGTCATCGTCTCTATCAAGGTATGACATCCATAAAGTAGCTCCACTAGGTGCTACCCAAGTTTTATCTCTTTCCATAAACTTAATACCTGGGACAGCCCTTGGGTATAGTTGTTTAGATACTGAAATAAGTTCTCTTAATTCTTCTGTACTACGTCTAACAAGAAGACCTCTAGAGTGAGGGTTGTTAAAATATCGAACAGGGTCTGCAACCATTGCATATGATTTACCACCACCTGCTGCTCCACCATATAAAACTTCCTGCTCACTAGAAGCTAGGAAGTCTTCCTGAGGACCAGGATTAGGAGCAAATATAATGTCTTGAGCTTTCTTGACATCTATAGGCTCTGGTTTAGGCGTAGCAAAAGTAGGAGTAACCTCAGGAGTCTGTGTAGAGTTTTCTTGTACTTTTTCCACCGAGTCTTTCTTCTTCGATGACACGGGCTTTTTCACTGGCTTCTTGGTAACGCCTTGCATAGTCTCTATGGGCTGAGGCCGTGTACCTTCTTTTTTCTTCGATGCTGACACGTTTGTTTAATCCTACATGTGAGATATATCTACCTGATTGCTCTGTAAGCCACCTAGCTACAAGTCTTAAACTATATTCTTTTAAGTACTTTTTAGCTTGTTCTAGCATTTCTAGCTGATCAGGTATTGGCTGAAGTATATCTTTATCTTCTTCGTCTTGCGAATATCCAAAAGGTATATGCCTACCTACTCTTACTATTGGGTAGTACTCCCCGTCTAAACCTCTCTTAGGAATCTTCCAAGATTGATCTACAGGGATAGCAGTTAGTGTAGGGGCTTGTTTTCTAGCCATCTTATATCACACACACATTAGTTTGTCAAGTTGTTATTTAGAACTTCTTTTTTGAGTACCTGGGTTAGACGCTCCACACATAACGTATCCACCTTTTTTATAACCCATCTTTTTAGCTACAGCTGGTGCAGCTTTCTTTAAAGCTTTCATACCTTTAGACATTGGTTTTTTAACAACACCGCCGTGTTTATACCCTGTCTTTTTCATATCTGAATCTTTCATCATTGTGCCATCTGGCATTTTATGATAACCTTTTTTCATAACTACTCCTCCTTCGTTAGCTCTAAACTTAGCAGTCTTTTCTGCTATCTTTTTTGGTTGTTTAACAAATTGTTTACCAGACTCTTTACCTTTACGCTTAGCAGCAGATGTTGCTGCATACTCTTGACTCGATAAGGCATCTCTAGCTGCCTTAGGTAAATACCTTTCACCAGTAGCTTTCTTGCCTTGAGTAGATGGTTTACCTGACTTAGTACCCCATTTCTCTTTAGTCCATTTATTAAGTGACTTTTGAGGAGCCTTCATTTCTTGTAACCCCCACCTGCAGCTTTGTATTGCTTAGCAAGCATTTGTGCTTTACGAGCTGACCATTGACCTGCTGACCCGCCTTTGCTTCCTGCTTTTATTTTAGCAAACAATCTTTTACGCATTGTAGGTTTAGTATAGTTTCCTGATTCATTTACTTTTGATTTTGTTTTTGATGTCGCCACGGGTTATACCTATATCTTTTAAATCTCTATCAGACAAATTATTGAGTAACCAAATATTAGCACTCTCTTGTCTGCTACGCTCAATACTTTTGAATAATCTTTTAAACATGTAACCTATCTCCGTTATGTAAGTAAGGCTTGTTTACCTTACAGAGATAGTTATACCATAGTTAGTTATATCATACTACAGATAATAATGCAACCCCGTTATGCATTTCTAGCAGGATTATAGTATTGACGTACAGATATAAAGACTTCTAAATTAGAAGCACCATCAAATGCTAGTATCTTATCACCAGCATGTAAGTG